GTAATGACTTTATTGATGTACTAAGAAACGAATCTTCAGTAATGCAAGCTGGAGCAACAATGCTTAGAGGATTACAAGGAAATGTTGTAATACCTAAGAAAACTGCTGCTTCATCTGCTGGCTGGATAGCTACAGAAGGTAGTGCTGCTGCTGAAAGTGAATTTACTTCAGGTTCAGTAACAATGAGTCCTAAAGTAATTGGTGCTTTCACTGATGCAACAAGACTTTTACTACAACAATCATCATTAGATGTTGAGAACTTAATCAGAGATGACCTAACAAAATCAATCGCTACTGCAATTGACTTAGGTGCTTTAGCTGGTTCAGGTTCAAGTGGTCAGCCAACAGGTATTGCTAGTACTTCAGGTATTAACACTACAACTTTTGCTGCTGCTAATCCAACTTGGGCTGAAATAGTAGCTATGGAAAGTGCTGTTGCTAATGACAATGCTTTGACTGGTTCTTTAGCTTACATCTGTAGACCTGCTGACTTTGGTACTTTAAAAACAACTGAAAAGGCTACTGGCACTGCTCAGTTTGTTGTTTCTCCTGACAATAGCATGAATGGCTATAATGTTGTCAGAAGTAACCAAGTAACAAGTGGTGATTTCTACTTTGGTAATTTTGCAGACCTATTAATTGGTATGTATGGTGGACTAGATATTACTGTTGATCCTTATGCGTTATCAACTTCAGGTGGAGTAAGAATTGTTGCTCTACAAACTGTTGATGTAGCTGTAAGGCATGCAGTATCTTTCTGTAAATCATCTGACTAATTAGCTGATGCTTAAATGGAATGGGGGTAGCAATACCCCCAACTTAAATATGAAAAAATATAAAATCTTAATAGATACAATGGCTGGCGGTTCTAAAGTACATGCTGGTGATATAGTTGAACTACCTGAGCATGAAGGTCATGCTTTATGTGGTTATGGCAAAGCTGAAGTTCATACAGCTAAACCTAAAGCAAAAAAAGAAGATAGAAGCGTAGGTTTAGAAACTTCAAAAGTAAAAGCTCCTAAGACTAGAGCTAAAAAATAAATCATGCCTTTAGAGAGTGCATTAGATTTTAACGCCTATGTTGATACAACAACAGGTCATGGTGTTACTGCTACTTTCTTTGAAGTCCAATCTTCATTATGGGATTTAAGACAGGGATTAATTGATACTTGGTTTGATATTGATTCAGGTGATGCCTATAGTGTTAATATCATTATTGATCAAGAATATTTTAATATAGAAGGTGGCACTGTTCCTGTTGCTGGTTATCAACCAAGAGCAATTTTAAAATCATCTGATGTTCCTTATATATCTCAAGAAGATAGATTAGTTGTTGATGCAATAACAACTGATAAAGGTAATATCCTAAAACCTGAAACCACCTTTTTAGTTAAAACAGTAGAACCTGATAATACAGGTTTAGTTTCAGTGGTATTAGAGGAGCAATAATGTCTCAATTTAGATTAGAAACTGAATTAGATATGGCTGGATATTTAGATATTAATTTTGGTCATGGTGTTTCTGCTGTTTATACAAATAGTGGAACTTCTACAACAATTAATGTAATCCTAAATAATGAATATGTAGAACAAGAAGAAGGCATTGGTGTAGAAGCATTAAAACCAATAGCCTATTGCAGAACTATAGATGTTCCTAATATTGCATTTGGCAATACTTTAGATGTATCTGCAATAAAAGATACAAATGGTAATATACTCAAAGCAGCACAAAATTATACTGTTGTTAATATACAATCAGATAGAACAGGTTTTAGTGCATTAATGTTAGAGGAAGTGTAATGGCAAATCATATAAGACAGCAAATAAGAGAAAAGTTTGGTACTACTTTAACTGGATTAACAACAACTGGATCAAGAGTTTATGAGTCTAGGGTTTATCCATTAGAAACAGTACCAGCATTAGTTATCTACACTAAGTCAGAAACATCTGAACCTATAGTGATAGGTACTGATAGAGTTATGAGCAGAGAATTGTCAGTAGTAGTAGAAGGATATGCAAAAGCTACTAGTAACTTTGATGATACTATTGATACAATAAGCAAAGAAGTTGAAGAAGCAATTGCAGCAGATAGAACTTTAGATGGATTAGCTAAAGACTGTTATTTAGAATCAACTGAAATAGAGTTTAATGGTGAAGGTGAGAAACCACTAGGATATGTGAGTTTAACCTTTTTAACTAATTACTATGTTCAGGAAACAAATCCTGATGTAGCAGTATAGGAGACAAATTATGAAAATGATTAGTCCTGATGGTAAAGTTTCTATAAAAGCTCATCCTTCTAAGGTTGAGTCTTTATTGAATATGGGTTGGAAAGAGGAAGCAGTCCATTCGCAAGATAAAATTAAATCTTCTTCTAAGAAAAAGTCGAAAGACGAGGTAGAAAATGGCAACACATAAAGGAAGTGAAGGAACTGTAAAAGTCGGTTCTAATGCTGTAGCTGAAATTAGGTCTTACTCAATCGAGGAATCTGCTGATACTTTAGAAGATACTTCAATGGGTGATTCTGCTAGAACATATAAATCATCATTGACTTCTTTCTCAGGAAGTTTAGATGTATTTTGGGATGAGACTGATACTAGTGGTCAAGGTGCTTTAACTATTGGCTCAGAAGTAACACTAAATGTTTATCCTGAAGGAGATACATCAGGTGATACTTATTATACTGGATCAGCTATTGTTACTGGTGTTTCAAGAAGTGCATCATTTGATGGATTGGTTGAAGCTAGTATTTCAGTGCAGGGCAATGGTGCTTTAACATCAACAACAGTATAGGACTATGAAAGCAATTGAGAGAGCTAAGGAGCATTTTGCACAGCAAGATGTAAAAGTAATTGAAGTGCCTGAATGGGGAAATGAAGATGAATCCCTTAAAATATATAGTAAGCCATTAACGCTAAGCGAAACATCTAAACTTTATAAAATGAGTAAAGATGATGATTTAACGATGATGGCTTATGTTCTTATTTACAAAGCACTAGATGAAAATGGAGATAAACTGTTTGATTTATCAGATAAAAGGGCATTACTAAATGATGTAGACCAACAAATTTTAGTAGATGTTGCAACTCAAATTATGGGTCAGAAACCTATTGAGGAGACAAAAAAAAACTAATAGAGGATAGTAATTTATATATGCAATATGCATTAGCAGAAAAATTGCATAAGACCTTAGAAGAATTACAGGAAATTACTATCCAAGAATATCAAGGATGGATAGCTTACCTAGAGTTAGCACAAGAGAAAAGAAATAATGGCAAATAAAAAAGTAGCATTTACATTAACAGCAGTAAATAAGACTAAAGCAGCTTTTGATGCAGTAACAAAAAGTTTAACCAAGGTTGGAAAACTTGGTAAAAATACTGCCATGGGTGTAGGAAAGGTTGGTTTGGCTGCAACAGGTGCTGCAACAGCATTAGGTGCTTTTGTAAAAGTTAATACTGATGCCATAGATAGATTAGGTAAAACTGCAAGCAAACTTGGAATTAATGTAGATTTGTTACAACAAATGAGATTTGCAGCAGATCAAACAGGTATTGCTCAAAATACCTTAGATATGGCTTTGCAAAGATTCATAAGAAGGGTTGGCGAAGCTCAGAATGGTACAGGTGAAGCTAAGGCTGCTTTAGAAGAATTAGGTATTCAGCTTAAAAATAATGATGGTACATTAAGAAGTACAGAAGAAGTTTTATTTGATGTTGCTGATGGCATAAAAAATACAGAAGATGCTTCAACAAGGTTAAGACTAGCTTTTAAATTCTTTGATTCAGAGGGTGCTGCATTAGTAAACACATTAAAAGGTGGTTCTGAGGGTTTGCAAGACTTTTTCCAAGAAGCTGAAGATTTAGGAATTATTATTGATTCAGAAACAACAGCAGCATTTGAGAAGTTTAGTGATACAACTAGTATGGCATTTAAACAAATTAAGACTTTTGTTCAATACATAATCGCTGCATTTTTACCAGTATTACAAACTCTTGCAGAACGATTTGTTGACATGATGAAGCATACAGCAAAACTAGCAGGTGGATTTAAACAGCTAGGCAAAGATATTGCTGTCAGTATGGTTAATGGCTTAGAAAAAGCTGTAGTTGCTATGGCTAATTTTTCAAACTCTGCATTTGAATTATTTAATGCATTTGGTTGGTTTGATGGTGCAATTGTTGATGTTGATAAATTAAAACAAAAATTTGAAAATATAAGAACAGCAATAACAGAAGTTAAAGAACCATTAAAAGAAGTTAATGAAGAAATAGATACTACAGTTAATAACACTAAAAAATTATCTCAGCCAGTACAGGCATTTGTTAGTCAATTGCAAGATGTTGAAAAATCAATGGAAAAATTAACTGTAAATACAATGAAAAAATTTGAAGATGCAATAATAAATTCATTAAAGGCTGGTAAGTTAGAATTTAAACAATTTGCAGATTATGTTGTTGAGCAATTGTTAAGAATAGCAATACAAAAAATGATTATTGCACCTATTACTGGTAAGTTTGAATCATTCTTTGAGGGTTTAAGTTTTGCTGGTGGTGGTTTTACAGGTATGGGTGCAAGAGCAGGTGGTGTAGATGGCAAGGGTGGATTCCCTGCTATATTACATCCTAATGAAACTGTTATTGATCATACAAAAGGTCAAGCAGTTGGTGGTGCTACAGTTAACTTCAATATATCAACAGTAGATGCTGCTGGATTTGACCAGTTACTAGCATCAAGAAAAGGATTGATAACATCAATCATAAACAATGCCATGAATAATCAAGGCAAAATGGGAGTTGTATAATGTCAGGACAATTTCCAACATCTCCTAATTTTAGAAGCATAAATTTTAAAGATAATAGACCTACATTAATTAATCAGACTTTATCAGGTAGAAAACAAGTCAGACAAATAGGTGCTCAATATTTTTCTTTTACAGTGCAAATGCCACCCTTACAACAAGAAAAAGCTCAAGAAGTATTTGCATTTTTACAAAAACAAAAAGGTTCTTTTGAGGACTTTACTATTCAAGCACCACTAGATAATGTAGGTGCAAGCAGATTTGAAACAGATATATTAGTCAATGGCTCACATTCATCAGGAGATGCTTCTATTCAATTAGATGGTTTTGCAGCAAGCACATCAGGTGCTTTAAAGGCTGGTGATTTAATTAAGTTTGCAAATCATAGTAAAGTTTATATGGTTCAATCAAATATTGATTCTTTGGGTGATGGCTCATTAACTGTTCTTATATCACCTAACCTAGTAGCATCTCTAGCAGATAATGAAGCTGTTACTGTAAATAAACCTAGTTTCACTGTTTATCTTGAAAATAATGAGATTATGTATTCAACAGATGCTAGTGGTTTTTATAGTATTTCATTTGATGTTAGAGAGGTTATAACTTAATGCCTAGAAGTTTATCTACTGATCTACAAACTCAAGTATCATCAACAGCAACTAAGACAGCTTTTCTAGTTGAGCTTAATTTATCATCTACTATCAGGCTGACTGATTGGTATTCTGATGTTACTTATGATTCTAATAGCTATGAAGCTGGTGGTTCTTTTTTACAAGTTGATATGACTTCTGAAACAGGTCAGTTAGAGGTTAATGAATTAAATATTGTTTTTTCTAATGTTACTAATGAAGTAAGGTCTTTAGTAGAAGATGGCTCTTTTACAGACAAGATAGTAGATATTTATTTAGCATATTTTAATTCAGATGAAACTATCGTTGGTGCGATTAATTATTTTACAGGTCAGATTAGAAATGTATCTATTTCAGAAAACATAGATAATACTGCTTTGACTTTAACTGTTGCATCACATTGGGCAAATTGGAATTTAACAAAAGGTAGGCACTATTCTGATGAATCACAACAATCGTTTAGTACAGGTGACAAAGGTATGGAATTTGCTACTCAAGTTAAAGAAGATGTAAGGTGGGGTAGATAATGGCATTTTGGTCAAGCATAGCTAAGTTTTTTGTAAGTAAAGGTTTTACTCTTGGTGCTACTGGAACATTAGGAAATATTATAGCTGGAATAACTGGTTTTATTAATATTGCAACTCTAGCGGTTGGTGTTAGAGGATTTATGCAGGCTAGACAAATGATGGCTAAAGGTCAGGACATCCTATTAAACAAAACCTCTGCTGGAGGTAAAATACCTGTTATCTATGGAACTAGAAGGGTTGGTGCTCAGATTATCTATATGGATGTATCAGGGAATGATTCAAGAGATTTATATGTTGTCTATGCTTTATCAGTTGGTGAATGTGATGAAATACTAGGTAGGACTATTGAGCTTGATGGTAATCCTTTAACTGATTCAGCAAGATTTAGAGATGGTGGTTATATAGGTTCAGATAAAATATCTTCAGGTTCAGGTTCATTAAATACAGTTTCACAAAATGGTACTGGTATTGATGCTGGTGCTGGTCAATTTGGTACAAGTCCTACATTAAAATATAGATATGTTATGAATCTACATCATGGTGCTGCATCACAAACTGCTGATCCTATGCTTGTTGCATCTATGCCTAATTGGACTTCAGCACATAGATTAGATGGTATTTGTTATATAGCTGCTCATTATGGCTATGATAAAGAAGGTATTTGGTCAGGAGTGCCACAACTAACAGTTCAAGTAAGAGGTAAAAAAGTTTATGATCCAAGAGATTCAGGTCAAACATTTGGAACTCCATCTACTTATGAATTTTCAGATAATCCAGCTTTAACTTTTTTAGATTATATAACTAACAATGAATATGGTAAGGGTTTAACAGCATCACAAATTAATATGACTACATTTAGCTCTGCTGCTAATGTTTGTGATACAGAGGTTGATCAGCCACATTTTAATGGAACAGCACAATCACTTACTTGGAGTGCAAATAGTGGTGATAACTTCTTTACTATTGCAGGAGCAAATGCCAATGAGGATTGGTGGCAAAACAAAATAGGTGAGCTTTTAGATTTATTTGATGCTAATGGTAATGGTGTTATAGATGGTGATGAAATTATTGATGTGCAAAGAAGTGAATTCTTTGATTCAAATGAAGAATACATTGTATTTATAAATAATACTTTTAGTAGCACCTATTCTTCTCAAACTGGCTCTTCATTATTAAAAGTTAAAAGATTTCACTGCAATGGTTATTTAGATACAAATAAAAATGTAATGGAAAATGCAAAAGAGCTTCTTGCTAATATGAGAGGTATCTTTCTTTATATTAATGGTCAGTATGAATTATCAATAGAAGATACAGGTACTTCTACATTTAGTATTAATGACAATCATATTATTGCTGATGCTGGCATATCAGTTGATTATGGTAATAAAGATAAAAAAGCAAATAAAGTTATTGTTGAATTCTTCAATGCTAATAAAAAATATGAATTAGATACAGCTACAGTTTTACATGATGCAAGTCCTGAATATTATTCAGATGATGGTGATGAAATATTAGAAATTAAAGCTGAGTTCCCTTATATAAGCGACCCTTACATAGCTTATAACATGGGTAAGGCAATCTTAACTAGAAGTAGAAATCAGACCACCATGCAGTTCTTAGGAACTCCTGAGATGTATAAACTTAATGTAGGAGACATAGTAGATTTAACTTATGCAGGCTTAGGATTCTCAGGTAAAGTTTGTAGAGTTGAAGCATTAGAATTACAACCTAATGGATTAGTTGCAGTTAGCTTAATAGAATACTTTGATGTTTATACATGGGAAGTACCACCTCAAGAACCAGTAGAAGAACTAGCTAACTTACCTTCTGCTTATGCAGTAAAAGCTCCAACAGGATTATCATTTACTGATACTGATTCTAGTTCTACAGGTAGACCATTCTTATCTTGGAATGAGCCAACAGATTTTCCTGATTATCAATATAGAGTTAATGTTGTAGATAGTTCTAGCAATCAAGTTAAAAACACTATTGTTGATGTAGAGAATTGTGATTTAAACTTTTTACCAGTTGATGCTAACTATGTTGCAAGTGTTAGCTCATTAAATACATTAGGATCAGAGTCTTCTCCAGCTACTTTAACTTTTACTATTGGAGATGCTCCTACAGGTGAAGATGATTTAAAAGATGGTTCAGTAACAATCACTAAAATAGGTTCTGATGTTCAGTCTGCAATTAATGCTGGTGGTACTAATTCAACTCAATTAATAAGAGCTACTTCAGCTCCAACAACAAGAACCGATGGTTCTACATTACAATCTCAGGACTTATGGGCAGATACAAATGATGATAATCAAATCTATGTTAGAAATGCGACTAATAGTGGCTGGGAAAAAGCTAGAGATGCTTCATTAGTAACTTTATATAATTCATTAAGTTCTACTGTATCTACTAACACAACAAATATAGCTACAGCTCAAGGTGATATAGTCACACTTACAACTGATACTTCAGCTAATGCTACAGCTATAACTAATTTAACAGCTAGTGTTAATAATAATGCTGCTGCTATAACCACTGAGCAAACAGCAAGAGCAAACGGAGACTCTGCTTTAGCTTCAGATATAACAGCATTAACTGCTACTGTTAACTCTAATACTGCTGGTATATCAAGCGAAGCGACTACTAGAGCAAATGCTGATACTGCTTTAGCTTCTGACATTACAACATTAACTGCTTCAGTAAATGATAATGCTTCTGCTATTACTACAGAGCAAACAGCAAGAGCAAATGGTGATAGTGCTTTAGCTTCAGATATAACAACTCTTACATCTACTGTTGCTGGTAATACAGCATCTGTTACAACTAATGCATCAGCAATAACTGACATTAATGATAATGCTTCTGCATCTTATGTATTACAACTAAATGCAAATGGCAAAGTTGCACAAATGGTTCTTAATAGTAATGCTGATTCAGGAACTGGTGCAACCAGCACAATAGCTTTCTTAGCTGATACTTTTAAAATAGATAATGATGCTGGCTCAAGTGTAAGTCCTTTTGTTGTAAGTGGCGGTTCTGTACTTATTGATAATGCAAGAATAGAAAATTTATCAGGAACTAAAATTGATGTTGATACTTTAAATGTAAAACATTTTGGTGATGTTTCTGCTGACATAAAAAGTCATTTAGCCACTGAAACTTTTGTACCTTTAGAGGTATTTGGTAGTGTGATTCAAAGAGGAAGTACTAACTTTACTGTTAACACAAACTCAACAGGAACTTATCTATCTTTAACCATGAATCAAATAAGAGATGGTGCAAAGTATAGAGCAATATTAACAGGGGTTTATGGAGACTGTACTGCTGGATATTTAGAATACAGCTTAAATGGTACTACTTGGACACAAGCAGCAGGTGGAGTACAAAACATAACATTTGCAGCAGGTACATTTAGAACCTATGTATTTGCTTATTCAGGAGATATCAGTGGACTTTCAAGCACACAAAGTACAGTTTATTGGAGATTAAGATGGGTAACTAAATTAAACTCAACCTATCAATCTCTTTATGTATTTATAGATAACACACAATAATATGGCAGATTTTACAATATACAAAACAGATACAGGAGACATCATATCTAATGGTGCAACTAACGCAGATATAACAGATATTCTTTTAGAAGATGGTGAATCAGTTATAGAGGGTATTTATGAGGTTGGTGAACATAAGATTATTGATGGCTCACCTGTAGAACAAACCATAGATTTTTGGTCAACAATTAGATTACAAAGAAACGAATTACTAAAAGAATCAGACTGGACTCAAGTAAATGACTGTCCTTTATCTGATCCTAAGAAACAAGAATGGGCAACATATAGACAGGAATTAAGAGACTTACCATCTTTACATCAGTCAGCTAATAATATTGCTGATGTGATATTTCCAAGTATCCCTGAATGATTTAAGATATATAAAATAGGATTTTATTATGGCACAACACGATTACAACATAGCAAACCAATCAGGTGCAGACTTTAGAGCAGATTTAAACAATGCTCTTTTAGCTATTGCAACTGTTAATAGTGGCTCAACAGAACCATCAACTACATTTGCTCATCAATTATGGGTAGATACATCTAGCAGTGTATTGAAGATAAGAAACGCTGCTGATAATGCTTGGATTACTACAGGTGTTAGTATTACTGCATCTAATACATTTACTGGCAATTTAACAGGAGATGTTACTGGTAACTTAACAGGTAATGTTACAGGTAATGTTACTGGAGACTTAACAGGTAATGCAGTATCTTCTGATACTCTAAGCACAGCAAGAACTATATCTTTATCAGGTGATGTGGTTGGATCAGTATCTTTTGATGGTAGTGCTAATGTTGATATAGATACAGTTGTGCAAATCAATTCAATAACATTAGGAACTGATACAACTGGTGATTATGTTGAATCTATGTCAGGTGGAACTGGCGTAACAGTAACAGGTGGAACTGGTGAAGGTTCTACTCCTAGTATTGCTATAGGACAAGCTGTAGCTGCTACTGATGATGTTACTTTTAATATCATTACAGCTACAGAAGAATTTATAGGTGATTTAGAAGGTGGTATAAGGTTTAATGCTAAAGCTGATGGTGCTTTATCAAAAGGTGATGTAGTTTATATATCAGGCGTATCAGGTGATGTGCCAACAGTTGCTCAAGCTAAAGCTGATGATGCTTCTAAAATGCCTGCATTTGGATTAGCTTTATCTGATGCTAATGATAATGCTGCATTACAAGTGGTTACTTTTGGTACTATTGAAGAATTAGATACTTCAGGTGTATCAGAAGGACAAATACTTTATGTATCTACAACAGCAGGTGCTTATACAACTACAGCTCCAACAGGTGAATCTAGTCAAATACAAAACATAGGTAAAGTAATTAGAAGTCATGCTGCTGCTGGTTCTATTAAAGTAGGTGGTGCTGGAAGAAGTAACGCTACTCCTAACTTAGATAATGGTAAAATATTTATAGGTAATGGTTCTAATCAATCATCTACTGCAACTTTAGATACTTCTATAGTTGTTGAAAATACTAATCTTTACTATACAACAGCAAGAGCAAATACAGATTTCGATTCAAGATTAGCTACAAAAGATACAGGTGATTTAACTGAAGGTAGTAACTTATATTACACAACAGCTAGAGTTAATTCAGATTTTGATACTAGATTTGCAACTAAGTCTACAACTAATTTAGCAGAAGGCACTAACCTATATTACACAACAGCTAGATTTGATTCTGCTTTTACATCTAAAGATACAGATGATTTAAGCGAAGGAACTACTAATTTATATTACACACAGTCAAGATTTAATTCTGCATTTGGTAATAAGACAACTGCTGATCTAACTGAAAACACAAATTTATACTATACAGATACAAGAGCAAATTCAGCTATTGATGCTAGAGTAACTAAAGCATTTGTTGATGCTCTTGGAATACAAGCTACTAGTGTTGCTGCTGATTCAGTTGCATTAGGAACTGATACTACAGGTAATTATGTTTCAACAATAACAGGAACTGCTAATAAGATTACAGTGTCAGGAAGTGGTAGTGAGTCTGCAAACATAACTCTATCACTACCTGATGATGTGCAAATTGCATCTGATTTAACAGTAGCAGGTAATCTTACTGTTAATGGAACTCTTACATCTCTTGATACAACAAATCTTGATATAGAAGATAACTTATTCCAGCTTAATGCAGGATTAACAGGTAGTCCTGTAAATGACTCAGGTATGTTGATCAATAGAGGTACTGCTGATAATGGTATCTTTATGTGGGATGAATCAGTTGATAAGTTCACACTAGGATTAACAACAGCAGATGGTAGTGCTACAGGTAATATTACTCTTAATTCACTTGGTACTTTAGTTGCTAATATAGAAGGAGCAGTTACAGGAACCGTATCTAGCTTATCCAATCATGATACTGATGATTTGGCAGAAGGGTCAAGTTTGTATTATACAGATGCAAGGTCAAGAAGTGCCATATCTGCAACTGGTGATATTTCTTATAATAGTTCAACTGGTGTTATTAGCTTTACTCAAGCTACTGCTCCAGTAACAAGTGTTAATACACAAACTGGTGCTGTTGTATTAGATACTGATGATATTGGTGAGGGTTCAACCAATATTTACTTCACTAATGCAAGAGCAGATACTAGAATCAATTTACAAACAGGAGTTAATTTAGATTTAAGTTCTAAATCTACTTCAGACTTATCTGAAGGCTCTAACCTTTATTATACAGATGCTAGATCAAGAGCTTCTATAAGCGAAGATTCAACACAATTATCCTATAACTCAACAACAGGTGTTTTATCTTATACTCAAGGCGATACTGATACAGTCAGCGAAGGAACTACAAACCTTTATTATACAGATGCAAGAGCTAATAGTGCTATTGATACAAGAGTAACAAAAACATTTGTTGATGCTTTAAATGTAGTTGCAGCTTCAGCTACAGGTAATGCAGGAACAGCAACAGCTTTAGCAACTGCAAGAGATTTTAGTATTTCAGGAGATATAACAGCTTCAGGAGTTTCTTTTGATGGAACTGGTAATGTAGCTTTATCAGCTTCTATTGATGCAAATACAGTTGGCATATCAGAAATTAATGTCTCAGATGGTACTAGCGGTCAAGTTCTAACAACTGATGGTGCTGGTAATTTATCTTTTTCAACAGTCTCAGGAACCACTATTAACAACAATGCTGATAATAGAGTTATTACAGGTAGTGGTACTGCAAATACATTAAATGGTGAAGCTAATTTTGTATTTGATGGCACTAATGTTGGAATTGGGCAATCCTCACCTTCAAGTTTTGATGCTGGTGCAGACAATTTAGTTATTGGCGATACTAGTGATTCATCAACTGGATTAACTATTGCATCATCATCAAGTGGAATTATATATTTTGCTGATGGAACAACAGGAGATCAAGCATATAGAGGTGCTATTTCTTATAGTCATCCTATTGATTCAATGATTTTTAGAACTGGTGGATTTAATGAAAGAATGCGTATTGATTCTTCAGGCAAATTGTTGGTGGGTACAACTTCGACAACACCTGCTTTTGGAACTGGTACTGGTATAGCCTTTGTGCCAACTGGTGAAAGTATGATGTCGGCAAATAGTGCTACTACATTATTTCTTAATAGAACAACCTCAGATGGCACTATTTTAGACTTCAGAAAAGACGGCACAACAGTTGGAAGTATTGGTACTAGTGGTGGTGATTTAATTGTAGGTACAGGTGATACTGGACTATATTTTTATGATGGTGCTGATACAGTTATTCCTTGGAACATTACATCAAATAGTGCTAGAAATGGAAGTATTGATTTAGGTGCTTCTTCTCATAGATTCAAAGACCTCTACCTTTCAGGCGGTGTACGAGGCACATCAACTATAGACATTACTGTCCCTGAAACAGCAGGAGCAGCAATAAAGCTAGAGTTTGGTAATAACGACAACACCACTAGGCGAACAGTTCGTGCATACAAAGATAATTTTGAACCTGACGCTGCTGATACTGGGGTTATTGGTTTAGGAAGTCCAACAACTAAATGGAAAGACCTCTACCTTTCAGGTACAGCTTATATTAATACTGCTGTTGGAATTGGAACGACTAGTCCTACAAATGCACTAGATATTAATGGTAGCCAAGTTTTATTAGCCAATGGAGCATTAAAATTTGCAGATGCTGGTAATGCACATATTGGTATGATTAAAAATAGTGGGTCATCAGGCACAGGACAATTAGAATTTTATACAGGCTCTGCACCAACAGAAAGAATGCGTATTGATTCTTCAGGCAGGTTGTTGGTAAACGCAACATCTACTTCAGCAGCTGGTGCTGGTGTTAAAATGCAAGTGAATACTGATATTTTAAGTAGAGGTTCAGTAGCAGGATATTTTTGGGAAAACAGAAGTGGTA